CGGCTGTTCCGGCTGTTCCGGCTGTTCCGGCTGTTCCGGCTGTTCCGGCTGTTCCGGCTGTTCCGGCTGCGCAGAATTATCAACATCTACCAGCCGTGCATAACCTTTTTTAACCAGCTCACGGCCATGCTGTTCCAGAGTCTCCAGTGGCTCGCCTTCCGTCACCACTACCCCGCCAAAGTAAATCGGTTTCACCGCGATAAGTTTCATGGTATTACCCCGAAAAGTGCGGCCCGTAGGCCGCCAGAGAAATTACTGACCGCCAGCAACCGGTACAGTGAAGGAGCCGTAAATAAATGCCTCCGGCCGTTTTACTGCCAATGCCAGTCGCTCTTCACAGCGGATCGAGATCATGTTCTTCTCGAAGTCGTCGGCGTTCTCAGTAGAAATGACAACATTGGCATCTTCACGGTCGAAGAGCTGCGCCGCCGCGTTGAATGCACCGGTCAGGAACTTACCCTGGAATGCCGGCGCTTCGGTCGCCACCACCGGCAGCCCCCACAGGGTGGGCCCGGTCAGCGCCGCCGGGTTTGCCAGGATATAGCGACCCAGCGTGTCCTTTGTAAGCTCAATCTTCGCCCAGTCAATAAAGTGCAGAACGTGACCGGACGCCGGGAAGCGCGCCAGTTGCGCCTGAAGCATAGCGAGACGCAGATCATCAATGCCGTTCTGCTGCTCGACTTCAAAAGCGGCAGCAAAGGCAGTTGCCTGTGGAACAATGCCGTGAAGATGAACGCCGGTACCGTCTCCGAACAGAATTTCCTGTTCCTCCACATACTTCAGGCCGTAGCGCATTTCCGCGTCGACCGTCGACTGCAACTGGGCAAAGTCATCCAGGATCTGCTTGGACGCCTTGAACATATGCGCGATGGTGGTGACCGGGGTGATTTTGGTTGCAAACTGAATATCGCTGTACGGTTTGGGGGTACCCTCTGCGACAACTTTTGCCGCATTAGTAAACCCGGTTTGTTGCACCCAGAAAATTGCAGGCGCGCCGGTACGACCAGGAGCAATCAGATCACGGATAAACAGTCGCTGTTTGGGCATGGTATCGATACCCGGCAAACGCTGGGGCTCAACAACACCATCAGCAACGCCTGTCGAAAGCAGGGCTGCATTAACCGGAATACTAAGGCGCTTGCCGCCTTCCACGCTCGCCGAAAAGGTTTTCAGTGCTTCTGAGTTAATCACCACCTGCCCTACGGTTTCGACCACTTTTGCAGCATTTGCCAGCGGCATCTGCGCAACATGCTGCTCCAGTTCGCCGAGTGCGGCTTTGAGGGACTTTTCTGCCTCGCGCATGGCGTTAAGTTCAGTCGCCATCTTATCCACTGAAGCCTTTGTCTCTTCAGAAAGCCTGCCGGACTTCTGCGCCTCCTTCAGAGCATCCTCAGCCTTGGCGTTGAATTTGCTGGTCGCCTCTTCAATGGAGGCAGTTACTTTTTTCAGAATATCGTTTACGTCAGACATACGTTCTCCGTTACTGGCATGCGTTAGCCAGGCCGCTTAATGCGACATCCAGCTCAGCTAAAATTTCAGGGTTGGGTTGGGTAGCGCCCGGCTTACCATCGGGATCGGTAACAGCGCCCGGCGTGTTACCTGTTAAAGCTTTGATTAATTTCCGGCGCTCAGACCGGGGGGTATTTGTTTTCGCCAGTAGCGCATCAAGTTTGCGAAGCGCAGCTGCAGGTGATTCGTCGCCGTCGCTGACCGCATCAGCAGAAAGCAGGCTGTCTGCCAGTCCCTTCGCCACAGCATCGCTGCCACCGATATAACTTTCGGCGTCCATCAGTTTCTGAACGGCGGCAATATCAAGGCCTGATCGCGCCGCGTAGATATCAGCCATTGCGGTATCGAATGGTTCCAGTGACTGTGCCAGTTCAGCAAAGTCAAGGCGGTTTCCCATCGCGTACACCCAGCAGTTGTGGATCATCAGGAATGCACCGCGGCCAATCTGAATATCATCCCCGGCCATCGCAATTACTGAAGCGGCACTGGCGGCAATGCCCAGCACCTTCACCGTTACACGGCCTTCGTATTCACGGAGGAGGTTATAAATAGCCAGACCTTCGAACATGTCGCCGCCCGGCGAGTTGATATTCACCGTAACATCGGCGCCGTTCATCGCCCGAAGCGCACCGGCAATACGTTTAGCTGTTATCCCTTCACCCCAGTAGTCCTGCCCTATAACATCAAAAACAGAAATACTGTTATCGTCGGTGGCCGCCGCCTTGATTCCACCGTCCCAGCGGTCCAGTGCGGACGGTAATGTTTCACAGGTAACGCGCGCGCAGGGGCGACCCGCCGGCGCCACCGGAAGTTGTTTTTTGCTCATCAGGAAAGTGCTCCTATGCGGCCTGTTTCAGCGGAGATTGTTCAAAGGAAATGTCTGGGAATACGTGGTTATGCAGCTCTCGCAAAGCCAGAGCCTGAACAGCAGGGTTGCTGCTTTCGAGATTTTTCAGTTGCGTCAGGTTGAGCTGAACGGTGTAAATATCGCCCCCTTCAATCGGCGGCATGTTTTCAAGACGGCGAACGTCATTGCGAGACATCCAGCCATTCTGCAGTGCGCTGGTATAGTAAGCAGCACGACCCGCGCTATCGGCGCGCAGAAGCCCTTCAACTGAGAACTCAGCAAACAAGTCCTCATCACTGTTAAGAAGACAACGCGATATTTCCTGCTCAATATTGACCAAGAGAGGACGCAGGGTATGAGTCAGGAACAGCATGTTCATCCCTTCAAGACTCGAAGCCCAGCTGGATTGTTTTGTCGTATGGCCGACCATAAATGGCGGTACGCGAAACCAGCGACAAATTTCCTCAATACTAAATGAACGGCTTTCAAGGAGTTGCGCGGCCTCCGGGTTCATAGTGACATTCTGGTAAGTCAGTTCATTTTCCAGAACCATCAGTTTCCCGGCGTTTTTAGAACCAATAAAAGACTGAAGGTTTTGCCGCAATCTTTCTCGCTGTTCCTTATTAAGCGCCGTTTTTGAAGACAGGAACCCGGTACTTTGCAGACCATTTTCAAAGATTTTCGCCGCAGCTTCATCAACCGACATAGCCGCGCCGAAAACGTCAACCCCGGCCAATGTCGGCATCATGCCGCACACGCCATCGAGACCAAACCCACGAATATGCATCATCCTGTCTACAGGAATGATCCGCGGAACGCCATTTTCCGTGTAGGTGTACTGTAATTTTCCGCTATCGAGTCGCTTTACAACCATTTTCTGAGGAAGAAGCGGAACCATTGATACCAGCTTGTTACCAATGAAAAACTTTTCGACAAAAGCATTACCACGCAGACAAATGCTGGCCACAATCATCAGCATGAAACGGGAAGGTGTCATTTCCGGGTTAGGGCGCCTGCATAATATCTGGTATGCAAGATTATTCTGGGCCAGTTTTCTAGATCCATCTGACTGTCTCTCGTAAATTTTTAGCGGAAGCGTGGATACCGACTCACTCAAGAGCCTCACGCACGCCCAGACGGTAGAAAGCCTGATAATTTTGTCAGCGGTAACCACTTTTCCGCTACTGCTGGTCCCGAACCACTCCTGCCAGAATTCACCGGTAGTCAGGCCTATGGGAACACCAAGCCAGTTTAAAAGGGCGCTCTTAACGCGCCCTGGTTGCTGTTTATTCTTAGCCATCAGATACCCACTATGATCGGATCGTCAAAAAAGCCCTCAATATCACCATCATCAGTCTCGTAACCTTCCGCAGCACCAATTGCCATCGCTGACGCAACCACACCATCTATTCGACCAGTGCTCTTTTTCTTGGCGAATATGCGGTTTTCTTTTTGGTCGGCTTCGGTTACGGCGGAAGCAGCGTTCCATCGGAGGCAGGGGTTAGTTTTAATAATGATTACGCCATCATCCAGCATCTGTTCAAAGAGTTCGATGGAATGAGGCATCCACAGTCCTGAATCCTGCGCCTTGTAGTATCCCTGCCCGTGAGGAATAAGCGGTACTGATACAGAAGCGTTTTCCAGTTCCGGTTCAAGATATTTGATGCGGTACTGGTCGAAGGCGATCGCCTTGATATCGAACAACATGGAAAGATCAGCAATGCGCTCGGCAACAAAGCCATATTTCACCGCCTTTCCGGGAGTGGTATGAATATGGCCTCCCCGTTCCCATGCGTCATAAGGTACGCGGTCTGTTTTCGCTCTATCCAGCAAAGTATCTTTTGGTGTCCAGAACTCCACCAGCAGCTTTCTTTTTTTAGGGAAAAAGAGCGCCAGAGACGTAAGGTCGCGAGTTCCTGAAAGGTCCAGGCCGCCATAACATTCTTCTCCCTGCAGCTCCTGCAGGTCAAAGTCCTCTTCGCACCCCATCCACACATCGCTACTCATCCAGGGGTTATCGGCATCCACCCACTGACAGAAGTTTAACCGCCGAACAATGCTTTCCTTCGACGGCATCCCCCGAGCCTGAGTAACCTGCTCACGCAGGTAGCGATCGGTAAAAGTATGACCAAGAGAAGGGTTTGCTTTTTTCCAGCAGGACTCGTCCTTGAATGGGTCTTCTCCTTCGTCCAGGGAGCAAATGAAAGAAAAGAAACTGTCATCCTCAATCGAGCCTTCGGCAACTTTCCGCCCATACTCGTGATAGTCGTAGCAGACGCTGGTTTTGTCGTGGCCGCTGTTAGTGATCATGAAAATCAACGCCTGGCGACGACCTTTCGTCCCGGCGCGCATCATTTCCACAACCTGGTTGTTTTTGTGCTCGTGAATTTCGTCAATCAGAGCACAGTGTGGGCGTGGCCCTGACTGCCCATCATCCGAACTGATAGGCCGGAAAAATGAGCCGGTCTGAAGAAACGCAAGGTTCCACTCTTTCCCGGCGCCGCCTGATTTATTTATTCGCTGTGCTAACGCAGGGGACTGATCCACCATCGCGACAGCATCACGAAAAAGGATCATGGCCTGGTCTTTTTTCGTCGCCGCTGCGTAGACTTCTGCGCGAGGTTCTTTATCGGCAACCAATCAGTAAAGAGCAATGCCCGCTGCAAGTGGAGATTTGCCAGAACCTTTGCCTGACTCGACGTAAGCCATGCGGTACCGGCGATAGTCGTCTGAGTTTTTCCAGCCGAATATCGAACCTACAATAAAGCACTGCCACGGCAGCAGGTTAAAGGGTTTGCCCTCATGCTCACCGCCGTTGAGCTTCAGTATTTTTGCAAAAAAGTCGATGGCACGCTGCGCCGCTGCAGCATCCCATACCAACCCGCGAGCATGGCAGGATTCCAAATCCCTGAGATGTCGTTTACAGGAGTTTCTAATATCAGGACCAGCGATTTCTTTGCCGGAGTCTACATCCCGCGCATATTGCGTGGCGGGATCAACCGAAGAACTGGTTGAGCGGGTCTTCTTCTTTTTCTCCACCATCCACTTTCACCTTCGTTCTGGCTGCCGGAGTCAGACCGAATTCAACCAGGTAACTTTTAAAACGTCGATCTGCATCCGCCAACATTGCTACTGCCGGGTTAGCCTTAATCAAAAACCCTCCCTCTGTCTGCACGGTGTAAGTTCGCCCCTCGTCAGCAATAGTCAGGCGCAGCTGCAGAATGTCGGCGTAAATATCGCAGAGTCGTTCGAGCGCCAGCGTATCGGCAATGGTTAAAATGCCCATGCCATCCAGCAGCACGGTCAGCTTCCCCCACGCCACCTTTCCCCAGTCAGTGAGGTGCTCTGGAGGGCTTGGGATTTCTCTCGCTGGCGATGGTTCTTTGTCGTTAAGTTTGCGTTTGCCCGGGTTGCCGGTAACCACTTTGAGGTGGGTCGGTTTCGGGCGTCGTCCTGCCATCGGAACCTCCCGGAAAAAAACTTTTCATTTCGCGGTTGTGCACAAAAAGGACTGGCGGCGGTCATTTGGGTTCGAGGTTTTGAACTTTTGACCCGCCCCTCCCCCTCAGATGAGAATCGGTTTCATTTGGATGCTAATGATTTCAAATTACAATCACTTTTGAGGTATATTGATAATGGTTATCATTTAAACCAATGAGAAGCCGGGTCCAGTGGCATCCCGTTTTCATCGCAGCCGATCACAGTGCCACGCTTCTCCATTCGCTGCTTCGTTGAGTCGTGGTGCTGCTTACACAGTCCTTGCCAGTTCTTCCGGCTCCAGAAAAGCTTTTGCGCCTTCGCTATTGCCTGTCTGTCACCAGAGCGCAGAGCCTCTTTCAGTTTGTGCGGGATGATATGGTCAACCACCGTTGCTGCTGTCACCCTGCTTTGCTCCTGGCACATGACGCACAAGGGGTGCGCACGAAGGAAGGTAAGACGCTCACGGTCCCATTTGCTGCCGTATATGCGTGGTTCTTTGATCATGTAATCGCTCCTTGAGCATTATCACAGGCACTCAGTGAATGCCTGCTGTAATGCCTTAGCTGGCCTGCTCAGCGCCGGTATCAAACAGCGCCAGCGCTTCGGTCGCTTCCTGGATGGCCTTGCGGGTCTTCGAGACAATCTCACTTTCAGTGAAGACTCGATCAAAAGAGTCAGCGAATAGCTCAGCTTTCAGATTGCTATCACCAACCCAGTCAATGGCCAGCTTGGCCGCTGCGGTGTCGTAGTTAACTTTCTTGATGATATCCAGGCGGATTTGCTCGGATGCGGTGATCTCTGACATGTCTTACCTCTGTGCGGTGTGGGGAGCATTACAAATGCCATCTCATAAGATGGCTTTGTAATGCCATAAAAAAAGCCACCCGGAGGTGGCTTGCTACATAAATTATATTTTAACTATCTGAACCGCAATCAGAGCAGGCATGATAATTGTCTTCATATTCCTCATGCTCGCCAAGCCACGCTTCAAATGAGCTAACATTTGGAACCATGCAACCAAGGTAATCATCATATCGGTCCATAGAGACTGCTTCGTCGTAGCTCTCAGCATCTTCGTCACTAAGGGAAACAAGATAGAACTCTTTCTCACAATCACAGCATGGGAACGCTCTTTGTTCGCTCATTTTTATCTCCTTCGCTAAAAACATTATCTTACTCCAGCAAAGGGTTTATGCACATGCCATTATCGAAGCCATTCTATGAATGCCACTTCCCGGAGTGGCCACGCCCATGCCCTTGAGTCCATGCCGCATCATCGCCGCTTATAACCGGTGCGCGTCTGGCACTCGCGCTGCTTTACCGGAGCTTATTGTTATCTATGAACCCTTACCCATCACTACACAGGCTCGCCATTGCGCGACTCGGGGCAGCATCACTACTGCTACATTGCCTTTCGGCTGCGGTCTATCCGCTTATTATTTCATTGCTTCATCCTCGGGTGGGGATAGTTGGTGATTTATTCCTCAGTGGGATTAACAGTCAGCATCAGGCCGGGCGACTGCGCGGCATGCCCACATACAGGCTTCCTGCATTTTGGTGCGCGTGAGTGCCAGGCTGCGCATAGCTTCATCAATCTCCCTTGCCTGCTCAGCGCTTAACATTGCCGGTCCATTGCGGACAGCCAACAATTCACCTCGCTCTGTATCGAGCAGACTGCAAAAATGCCGGCTGACACCTTTGAGGCGGTTCATCCGCTCAATGTCGCCAGCGGTTAATGTGCGGTAGCCTTTTACCGTGCTGCCGTCCTGCGGTTTAGCTTCACTCATTTCGTAGCCCTTTCGGTTGTACCTGGTTTGCTTTTACTAGCTCGTAGGTGGATATTGTTGGGAGGGAAAGCATGGAGATAACCAAATGAAACAGATACTATTTACATGGTTTGCTTTTACAAATACCTATGCCTGCATCACCGCCAGCATTAATGTGAACAACTCGCTAATGCTTAATTCAGCTGTGCCGTGGATTGTTGGGGTTTCTCTTGGAGTAATCACCAATTACTTATTGGCTAAAAAACTGAAGGAAAGCGGGTTTCTGTAGCCCTGCAGGTTGCTGGCCAGGTTACTTTCTCAACGCTGTCTGGCATGGCTAGCCAGTTCAACCAAATCTTTGAAGTCCTGGCACACATCCAGTCGATGACCATGATCGTCGACAAAGTTGTAGCTGTTGAATAGTTTTACGATCTCCTCGGGACTCTTCCCACTCAAAAGAGGAAACCGTTTTGAATCGTCAACCTGTTTCATCTTCAAATCTCCATTCAGTTGGTTACGACCACGCCACTTCAACTCTGGAAATTGCATTCCATAGCGGTGGCATTTATCAATACTCAAGGGTTCCATCTACCGTATACACAGCACTAATGAATGCGTCGTCAAAAGGCCAGTATTTTGATGCCCACATCAAAAAAGCTGGCTACCCTTACCGCAAAGTTGGGTGAGTAATCTAAGCGAGGCTTGGCCTCGCTTTTTTATCTGAGGCACTGCGTATGAATATAGTCCTGCAGGGCTCTCAGGGCTGTTTGATCGCTGATGATTCCGGACCGGATACCGAGAACGTTTCGTCCAGCAACTGCAGAGAGTTCGACGGTGGCATCATCGCCCATGCTGGCGGCGCCGGCGGTTTGGGTTGAGGCTGACACTGGACACTTGCCTTTGACGAGCACCCGACCACCATTATCAAGCTTACGCTGCAGAGCATCATTTTCAGCTTTTGCATCGGCTAATTCCTTCGTGTATTTGGCATCGAGCGCTGCAACATCGCGCTGCCGAGTTGTCATGTCGGTGATGGTCTCGTTCGCAAGGTTTAGCGCTTTAACCTTCTCGTCACGCTGCCTTTTGAACTCGGTGGCGTTGTCGTGGTAGTGGCTAGCCAACCATCCGAGACTGACTATCAGGCAGATCACAACAGCGCTGTTAATGGCTGCTAATCGGCTCATTCATCTATCCCCCAACATGCCAGTGCGCTTTCTTGGTCTCGCCTTTCGACCTGCCCGTAACAGCCGCTCTTCTTGCCTTTTGTTAGCCGGCAGTCGCGGCCTCCGTCTTTAATCCACCACCGGATCGCCTCACAGGCGCCTTTACGGTCGCCGGCGTTGATGCGCTTATAGAAGGTGGAGGGGAAGCATTTACCGGGACCGATGTTGTACGGGCAGAAGCTGGCAATTCCGACTTTCTGCGGAGGTGTCAGCGGAACCTTGATGTTCTGGTCTACCCACGCCAGCGCCTTATTGCGCTCGACGGCATTCACCTGGTCGCATTTGGCCTGGGTTAACTTCATCCCCTGCGTTACAGGTCTTCCGTCTACCCGGGTAGCTCCACGACATATCGTCCAGATGCCAGCGCCATCGCGGTACGACGTGAGGCTGTTACCCTCTTTCTCATTCAGGAACTCATCCATGAGAACGGGAGCTGATGCACCAGCAGCGATAAGCGCCAGCATGGCCGCGCTGAGTTTTGTTTTCAGGTTAGCCATCGCTATTCATCCTGCGGTGGCGGACCACCATAACCACGATCGAGGGACTGCTGATACATCTTCGTCCAGCGGCGCTTAAAGTAGAGATTGGTCAGGTAGGTAGCTACACCGATTATCACGCCACTGGCCAGGGCAATAAAATTCCAGTCAAGGCCATGAAACCAGTCATAGGTCCTTGCGAGCCCTGTGCATATAAGGCCGCCTGACGTGCAGTACGAGGCCGCCGAAAATATTTTGTCAGGCATTTTCATAGTCTCCACCTCCGTTGATGACGGATGGCGCTGTGTAAAAGGAATGGGTGGGTCTGAATGAATGGTCGCCAGATGGATTAACGACAACACACAGATTTAGTGACGTTCTGGCGACCAGAATAGATAAGGCCGCGAAAATGCGCAGCCTTTTGTGATGTTGATTACTATTTATTGAAATAAAAAACTACCTTTGTAATCGATTAGTTTTATAACCCTTATTTCATTTTGGTCAAAAACAAATGGAATCGCTTTCGATTCAACAAAAAAATTCGTACTAAAGAATAGCTGTGGGTTCGTGTGCTGAATCATAGAAAAACGGGCTCCTTTAATGTGCTTCAGTGAGACATTTAGGCGAGAATCCTCTATGAATAGTATTTTCTCTTCACCTGAAACCCGTGGGGTTATATCAAATACATTACCAGACAGATCCTTGTAAAGGCAGTGAGCCTCCCCTTCTATCATAATATCGCTTTCCCACAGCACCCAGCCATATATGGCCTCTCCACCATGTTCCCTAATCATTCTTGCTACATTATAGTAACATTCTTGTTCATAAGGTGAAAAGGTTACGGGGTTGGTGTATGTAAAGTATTTTGCCTTGATATCACCCTTCGGATTAATTTTCTTTGTAATTACTGAAACATTATTACTCATAACGCTTGGAGTCGTCGGTTCGTTCTTGCGAAACACGCCACCAAAACCAGGAAGAGCATTCATAGCATCCCTCTTTTCATTATTAACCGGATAAGTCAGGGATAACTTACAATACCTAAAAAATTTTCGCAGCAAGCACAACGCAAAAAACCCCACCAAGCGGCAGGGTTAGTGGTCAGTTTCATTTGGATGTACGTATCCATGATTAGAAGAATACAGGACAATTTTATGCAAAGTCAACTCTATCGTGCAAAAATTTGCCGCCATCTGTTTCGATCACATCAATAAATGGTCGCCTTCTCAAATTCAGCCGCTGCCTGTCTCTCTCCTTTGTGAAGCATATCCACCAGCCCTTCATAGAACGGCTTCCAGTTGCGTGACCACGAAGACTGATGGAGATCCGGGAGACGCTTCAGAATGGCGCGGTGTACCGTCGCAGAGGGTACAACAGAGAAGCCATTACCAGAGCAGCGTTCACATGTTTTGAAAACTGGTGCGCCAAGTTCTTTGGTCGCTTTGCGATCTAACACCTCCCCTTTGCCACCACACCTGCATCGCGCATGGATCACTTTCTTTCCTCCGCACACTCGACAGACCCTTTTCACCAGTTCATTTCTAATCTTTGGGGCCTTCACTACGACACCGTCTGCATCGAAAATACCAGGGTGCTTAATTACATCTTCATGGAGGGAAATAAAGCCGGTACCGCTGCAGCTGTGACACGTTGCGCTGGTGGCCGCCGAACGTGAGTACTCCGCAAAGGCAAATTGCGCCAGCGTCAACATGCAGGCGCCGAGCTTGTCACCAGCAGCTTTGCGGACATTTTTAGGAGCGTTTTTGATGGCAAACTGCGCCAGCGCCTGAATTGCAAGCTGTTCGTCCGTTTTGCTGATACCAGCCTTTCCGAAGAAAGCGGCCAGGCCGAAGCGCGCCCTGCTGCTGGTCACCCCGATCCCGGTCATAATGTCTGTACCGTTAAGGCGATTCGGCGATGTGCTTTTCACGTCGTCGGTGATATGCATGCCCTGAGGGCTAAAGTGTTTGAGGGAGGCTTCCAGTTTCATTCTTCGCACTCCCCGACCAGGTTCAAAATAATGCGATCAAACAGCGAATCCCGTTCCTCAAAATAGTCACATGCCAGTAACCACTTGCAGACTGTTAATGCTTCAGCCCGGGTAACTGGTTTCATGACGTACAAAAGGTCAGTGAGCCACCCGCGCCGATCCCAGATAATCTGGACGTAGCCATCGCCATTTTGTGTTTTATACCTGTGACTAAGTACAGATTCCCAGTAATCCCATTCAATGGTTACATCGCTTAATGTCCAGGGAGAGAGGAGGATGTTTTTAAAACCTTTAATTTCTCTTACGCGAAGTTCTTCCGCCTCACGGCTTAAGTTTTTTTCATCGGCCCAGTTTGCATAAATATGACTGAAGCGCTCCATAACAAGACGCTCAGCCTTCGTAATTGTCTCTGATGAGATGCCTGCATCCACAGAAAAATATTTATTATGTTCGTTGTTATTACTACGCATTGTTCTGTGCTCCCGTTTTACTTATGTCGTCGCTGAAGTGCATGATATCAGGCATTGCATTTTTGAGTGGTTCTTCAAGTTTCATGTGGACACCTCTCCGATATCAGAAATTAAAATTTGTCCTGATTCACCCCATACTTTTGTTACACGAAAGTCCCAGATATGTGCGTCATCAGTAAACAGAGCATCCATCAGCGCTTTAATCATGTTATCGGCGTCTGGTTTCTGCTGGTGTGCCTGTCCGTTCATCGTTACTCGCTTCTTCTGGCTCCAGCTCTTTGGCATGGGAACCACGAAGGTTATGTGTCCGCCCTGCTCCGGCATAGCAACATTCTTCAGACGGACCTCATCGCAGAATGCCCGGTAGCGCATGACCACTTCCCGCTGTTTCCATTTGTCTGCCCGGGTCATCCTCGGCTTACCCATTGGTGTAATGTTAAAAATCTTCATGGCCAGCCCGGCTCCCTTTCGTGTAACGGCGTTGATGTGCCTTTGGTTGCGGTGTCGAGCGCTGGCGAGCTTCCTCCTGATCAATTGGCAGGAAATGACCGTTGTAGAACCGACGGTAGATAGTCCCCAGCTCCCCATTCCGCTGTTTTGTCACGTTAATTTCGGCAATTCCCTTTGCTGGCGATTCAGGGTTATAAACCTCGTCGCGGTACAACATCAGGATCAAGTCAGCATCAGCCTCAATTTCTCCCGAGTTTTTCATATCGGAGTTCATTGGCCGCTTATTGGGTCTGGATTCGACACCGCGCGACAGCTGGCTCAGCGCAAGGACGGGGGTTTTATTGGATTTAGCCAGGTTTTTAAGCCCCTTGGATACTTCGCCAACGGCCAGATCGTACCGCGCAGCACTCTGAATTTTGATAAGCGCCAGATAGTCGATGACCACCAGCGCGATTTCCGGATGCGCTATCTGGTAGCGTGTTGCGGTTTGCTGGATCTGGTCGATAGTCAGCCCCGTGGCGTCAGTGATCCAGATATTGCGGGTTGCCATGCGTTCCATGCCGTTAAAGAACCGCGCCCAGTCCTCGTCCTCGAACTTATCCACGGCTTTCAGGCGAGACATCGACATCCCGCCTGCAGCGGAAACCATGCGCTTGGTGATCTGCGTGTCCGACATCTCCATACTGAAAAACAGCACGCCATGGCCCTGAGCGGAAACCTTTTCGATGATATCCAGTGCAAGCTCGGTTTTACCCATCGATGGCCGCGCGGCAATAAACACCAGATCTGTCGATTCAATGCCGCCGGTCATAGCATCAAGCTCCTCAATGCCAGTGAGTAGGCACCTGGTCTCTTCTTTCCCCTGGCTCCGCGATTCAACTTCGTCCGCCACTGCGGTGAGCAGTTCGGAGATGTGAACGGGCTGGACGGTATCTGCTGAAATGTCGATCGCCGATACAGTCAGCTTCGCAGCTTCAAGGGCAGCCAGGGCTGATTCTCCGTTTCTGGCACTCCTGATTTGCTCCAGCACTTTTTCCAGTGCTGCTTCGGCATCACGTACACCAGCATTGCGCCGCAGCACATCAACGTAAGATAACAACGCGGATTTCGCCCAACTGACACGGGTGGCTGCCAGAATTGTGGTCTGGAGTGCCGGCAACGACTCGCAAAGCAGTAACGGATCAATTACTCCGCCGCCGCGGGCCTGTCGGCAGATGCCAGTGTAAATTTCCCGATACTGACGAACTGAGAAGGTGCTTGCAGGCAGTCGGGAGAGAACATCCAGCACTTCAGGATCATCTCCGCGTAAAAACATTGCGCCGATGACCGCCTCTTCAAGTTCGTCGTTACGCCAGACGGGTGTCATGCATGCCCCCCGTTATTCCCACGAAAACTTGCCCAGTTGAATACCAGGTAGTTGCGCCCACCGTCAGTCACACGATCAAAAATACGGTCGCTGATAAACTCTTTCAGCTGCTCAGGTGGCAGATTGCTGATCAGGATGGTTGGCAGAACGCTTTCATAGCGGGCGTTAATCACTTCGTGCAGGATGGTCATCTCTGCCGGGCTTCCGAACTGCACGCCTACCTCATCGATAATCAGCAGATCCAGCGAAGCGTAGTGATCCAGTACGCTCTCTTCGGTTGTGTCAGCATTGTGGCGCCAGGTGCTTTTCACGGCACGAGTCAGACGCATCACATCGGTCAGTTCCACGGTGGCGAGATGGTTGCGGATGATGTTTTTCGCCAGAGAGACCGCCAGATGATTTTTTCCCGTGCCGCAGCTGCCTGTCAGCACCAGACTTTTCCCGGCGTCCAGAACGTCAGGCCAGTTGTTGGCGTAGCGCCTGCAGGCTGCGAGGTTGCGGGAGGCTTCAGGGTTGAGTTCCAGATAATTTTCAAACTCGCAGTCACCAAAGCGGCGAGTAATACCCGCGTCGTTCAGCAGGCTGGCCACGTGAAGTTTACGCAGGCTGGATTTGACACTGGTCTGCTCCGCCCGGATGCAGGCCGGACAGCGGGAATGTTTGAAAGCCTCCGCTCCACGAAAATCTTTGCCCACCAACGTGAACTGTTCGTAGTCTCCATGCTCCGGACAGGATATCGTGCAGGTGTGATTCGAGTTCCAGCCCTCGAAGCCCCATGGAAGTTTATGCTCTTCGGCGAAAGTCAGTTCATCGCGGAGTTTTTCCTGTTGCGCTCTCAGGTCTTCACGCTCTTTGAGCTGATTCAAATTCAACATATCCACCTCACTCAAAAATTCAGGTTCTCACCAGACTCGCCAAAATCGTCGGACATGCGCCCCAGTCCAGACAGGCGGGCAATAGTGCCATTGTGCCCACCGCCGGGAGCAGATGGCGCCTGCCAGGATTCTTCGAAATGGCGATCTGGCCCAAAGAACGACGCGGCCTGCTTCACGTACTGGGTGCCAGCACTGCCGGTTGCCCGAACATAGGCTGCGTAGCGTTTAACACCCGCCAGCATGACCTCAGGTTTAACCCCGTCTTTCAGGCGGGCATTCCAGGCTTTGAAGGCGGCAGCCTTCGAATTACCACCAGCGCGTTTTGGGTATGCCTGCCAGGCTGTCTCAAACTCAGAGGAATAATCCTGTTTTGCAGAACGAGCCGTTGCAGAGGCGATAGCCGAAGCGCCAGTATGTTTTATAGGTTCATTGACTGGTTCATTGACTGGTTCAAAAGAGTGACTGATTCTGGGTGCAGCTCCTGCACTACCCCCTGGTGAATCTCCTGCACCAGGTAGTGAATCTCCTGCACCAGGTAGTGAACGATTTGCACTACCCCCTGGTGAATCTCCTGCACTACGTAAATTGAGCTGATAAACGTTGCTGGAATTCCCCTTTGGTCCTGTCCGAAGCTCTTTTTTGATCAGGCCACACTCACAAAGCGCTTCGATGTGATTCATCACCGAACGTTTGCTAATTTCACACTGGTCAGCGATGTGCTGGTAACTAGGCCAGCACTCCCCGAGATCACTGGCGTTATCCGCCAGCTTAAGAAGAACCAATTTGCGCAAAGGGTTTCCGACCTTAATTTTCATAGCCTGAACCATCAGATCCATGCTCATACCAAAACCCTCGTGAAGTACTGTTGAAACTTCCATACCGGCTGCATGCATTCATGCGGATAATCCGGTCTGGTGAAATAAACCTGCTGCTTTTCGCGATCCCACCCGGTGACGTGCACGACAACACCCCGCGGATCGTGATACAGCTTGTCCAGCGCCTTAATGCCGCCCGTTTCTGGAAACATTCAGCTCACCAGCGCCGCTATGATGTGTCTGCGGATAAATTCATTTGGGTTCACGCTTTCCACCTCTCAGTGACAATTTTTTCCAGTACCAGGTATCCCGATAAGCGATCTCAAAACCGTAGCGAATTTTCATATCGAGAAACCACGAACGCTGTTCCCATACCTGCCAACTCAGAGGCTTTATTTTTCGAGGGAAAAACCAAATGGAGAGCATCCCCATAACAGGCGCTTTCGGGAGCCGGCCTTTCGGGATATGCTGGCGCCAGTCACGATGTATATTTCTTCGCATGCTGATATAAACCCCGGCGGGAAACGCAGCTGCAAAAACAGATAACTGGATTAAAAGGAGTCGCCAGAATTTATGGGAAGCATCTGGACTGAGTTCGTTTTGCTGTTCAATACCAACCCTCCCCTGATCGTGTTCATCTGGACTCTGATTTCCTTTGGTTTTGGGCTGTGGTATGGCGATAAGCGCGCGCTCTCCCGGTACCGGCTTGATAAATTCAATTCTGTTTCCGACCCCATAGAGCTGTTTCTTACCGCCGAACTGGAGCGCTTGCGGAAAGGAAAAGTTGTTCGTATACAGCGGCAATTTGACTTCGATGCATTGAGCCTTCATCTTCGAGGGCGCCAGCGCCAATGCTATAAACAGGCTGTTAATGACTACCTTTCGGCCCTTCACTCCAAATTTGAGCAAAACAAGACGACTGGGGCAGTGGTCTGGATTAACGACATCCCTGCTGCCATTGATGCAGTGGAAAGGCTTCTGAGATACGCGCGACATCGTTGACTGTTGTGACATGTCACACCTCTGCAGTTCGTGGCATCCCATCAAGCTCGCTTGGATACAAGTCAGGGCGAACCTGATGAGGGGTAATGGCCCAGCCGACAAATTCGCAAAGTTTCAATACAAAGCGAGCAGGGATTACAGACTTAGCAAACCACTGATTCACTGCCTGGGGAGTTACTCCCAAGCCTTGAGCAATCGCTCTTTGGGAAGTAATGGCACACAATTTCACCCGAATCTCTTCGTTCATAAATCACCATCAAGTTAAACTTTATTATAATGAGTCTATATCAAGATTTAATTAACATGCAAGAAGTAAAACCATGCGTTAAACTTGAGATCAAGCATTGCTTTAGATAATGGCTTTAATGAAACTTTTGGAGAGATACAGTGGCCACGGCAAACATGATTCAAGAACTTCTGAAGGAAAAAGGGTGGAGTAAAGCCGAGCTGGCTCGTCAGTTAGGGGTTAGCACGCAGACGGTTGTCTACTGGACGAAGGGAGACACTGTCCCAAGGGGTAAGAGATTAGCCCGGCTTTCTGAAATCAGTGGTTACCCACAATCCTGGTTTCTGGGTGAGGGACAACCCGCCACCTTCCCTGCGTCCGCTCAAAAAGGAGATACTGATAGCGTTAAATTCAAAGTATTAGATATTGAATTCAGTTGTGGTGATGGAGTTAGCGTGAAAAGTGACTTCATTGATGTGGTCCGCTCCATAGAGTTAGACCCCGAGTACGCTCGTCAAGTTGTAGGCAACAGACCCTTCAAGAACATTGAGATTGGCAATGCCAGGGGTGATAGCATGTCGCCAACAATAGCACCGGGTGATTTATTATTTCTAGATAAAACAATAACATACTTCGATGGCGACGGGATTTATGCTTTTTGTTTTGAAGGTGAATGTTATGTAAAGAGGCTGCAAAAAATAGGCAGCAAAATTGTAGTATTATCTGACAACTCGAATTACCAATCTTGGAGCATTGAGAAGGATGCCTTGGATATGCTCTACATCCAGTCAAAAGTTATCTCATCAGTTCCTTTCAACATTAACAGATTCGGTTAATTATTGATAGACAACGGGCTTTTGCCCGTTCCTCCCTTTTAAATCTACCTATACCCAAAAAAACAATCAAGTTTAACTTGACTGTATAAAATCATAAAGCTAACCTCTCACTATCAAGTTTAACTTGATTTAGTAAGCGCTCAATACTTGTGTGAGGTGAACAATGAAAACTCCAATCCAAATGCTTGAAGTGTTTGTATCAGACATAATAGAAAACACTGTTCTTCTGGAGGAGATCTATAAAAAAAGTAACGAGAATTACGAAACGGATTGTTCTATAAACAGCCTAATTCGTTCAATGCAAAAGACCGTAGATAACATGAACGGATATATTAAGAGTCATATTAATTCAGTCAAACCCTGCATACCTGTAGCGGCCAGAAAGGATCTGGCTGATGATATATTCGATGTGATTCTTACTGCTAAAAAACTTGAAGCAGTCGCGCAAACTTATAGTGAGTCTTTTTTTACTGACGAGGACAATGACAACCCCGCGTGCCATATGTCAGCTGTGATATTTGACTATGCTCGTGAACTTTGCACTGATCTTAAGGCTATCGAGAATAAAATAGGCTAATTACGAAACCAGTTTAGAACGGCCTTGGGGTGCCGGGGGTTCTTGCCCCCTAAATATTGCGAGGTATTTGTTATGAGTTTCATTATTGACCGCAACGCATATAAAACCGCCCTGCTTTATGCAGCTAACGGGCACGAAATAATAGCAGGCCTTTATCTGCGTAAAGCCTACGGGAGGTAATTATGGGTATGCAGCGCCGCCAAGATATTCAGTGCGTCACCATTAAGGCTGAGCAACTTAACTTCCTTATGCAGACAATTTTCACACATCACAAGGACTTTGACTGTCATCAACTTGATGGGGTTTTAGGTCTTGCATATGACCTTGCTGGCGAGGTCTATTCATGGATGGAAAAAGAGGAAAAGATTGTACAGCAAAATGAAGAACACAAAAGAAGGGGTAATTAGATGAGTAACTTAATTACTACCTATCGCCGCCGAATTTTAAAAGCAGCCTTGTTACGCCACCAGCGAAAGACTGGGAGTAGCTTACTTGTCATTAAGCTCAACAAGGGTGGGATTAGTACTATCGAATTAACTGAGATTCTTCTTGATGGATTGTTGCGGAAATTCGAGCGACTGGCGCTCGGTGAATACGGAAATGTGGAAGGTGTGAAAGCTCTTAAGGGAATTTACAGCAACTCTGTTGATGTTAATGGCAGCGGCGAATTCCTCACAGAAAGCGGGAAAGAGTTAATCGACGAGCTTATTTCAGAACTGGTGGAGTTCGTCAAAAAGCAGAAACCAGTTACTGCGGAGTCCGGCAATGAATAACCAGCAAACAATGCTCTATCAGGGTGTGCTGTTCCCCCGCCCCGTGTTGAACGTGGATCTGCATGTCCTCCCTGATTTTACCGGGCGGGTAGTCGTGCACATAGAGAACGGGAGGGTGATATGCGACCGCCAGCTGTTCGACGACGAGCACATTTGCACACTGGCCACGTTTATCGAAATGGCGCGCGAAATGGAGCTGAGATTTGAGGAGGTAGCTGGTGGCACTAACAGCAATACGCATTCCTGAGCGGGTACACCTGCAGGCGTTGCAGGTTCTGCTGCGGTACCGGAGGAAACGCGTCTACGCACGCCGCATGCGCCGCACTGGCTACCTCAGCCTGAAGGTTAACCCACGCTGGCGGCTGTTATCGAAAGACGATGGCCGGAACTGGGAAGTTATGAGTCATGAAACCTATAACCGGGAGAAAGACAAATGATCGACAACCGCACTGCCAGCGCTATTGATCTGGCATTACAGAAGCACCACACGCCAGTCGGCGACCTTTTCGTCGCTATTCGTCACGGCCGAATGAAGCGTTGCTTCAGCCGCGGTACCGCTATTAGCTGGCTGGCACACTTTCTGACGTCGCATGCTTTCGCCCGCTCCGGCTTTACGCAACGTCACCCGGATGTGCAGGTAGTCCATCCGCTGAAACCTGAGTTGACTCACTGGCAACGCGGCGCCGTCACCCTGGAATATTTTAACGCCCACCAGCGAACCGCTCGCCGGCTGCGCCGCATCCTCGCCCGCAAACGAGAAATGCAGAAGTGGTGCGAAAAGTGGGATGCCATGCACGACCGCTACGTGAAAGAGCGCGAAGAACTTCAGGCCAGCAAACCAGCAGAGGTGCGCAATGCTTCACAACATGCTTAACCCAGAACCAACCTCAACAGGGATCCGGTCTGGAAACCGGGTGATTGGTTACTCCGCTGCCACTCGCCTGCTGGATAACGGTCGTTATGACAAACACCTTGCCGAAGGAATGGAAATTCTGGCCTGCATCATGGAAGCGGTAGAAAGCAACTGGATTACGCTCAATATCGAAAAAGAGATAATCCTCTGGCGCTGGCTGCTGGCTGCCGTGTTCATCACCGAGGAGCTGGAGAAAAACGGCACTGTCGACATTCCGAATGATGCTGGAGGTGTTGATACTGCTGTTATCTATTCCAGCGAACATGGTGCCATTAGCGTCTACCCGGGACCTGAACGCTTTGCACTCGCCAACCATATTGAGCTGGGGGCTATCGAGAAATATGGGCCAGAGATTGGCCAGCAGTTGGCGCTGCGGATGTATCAGGACATGGTTGTTGCAGATGAAGAATTTGGGTTCAGGTTATCAGCGCTTGGCCGGGAGGGGCTTAACCTCCTCAATGACGGCTTTATCGAACACATCAAGACCGAAGGTGTGCCAGAAGCACCGATTATGCATTGAGGGGAATGATTTATGACAGCAAACGATCAGTAACGGGTTCGGCTGGAACTGAAACTACCGGGAATTAGTTATGAAGTCTGGTGCCACTGTTGTGGCCTGAAAGTGGTGTGAGGTTGATATGATTTATCTGGATGTTGTGCCGATTACAAAGTACTGCGAAGAGATGGGCGAGACGCTGGATGCCGTTAACAAACGGTTACAACGTGGAGTGTGGCAGGAAGGGGTTCATGTTTTAAAAGTCGATGGGTCAAAAGAACGTTGGATCGACTTACAGGAGATTGCAAATTGGGCAAGACAAAACAAGGATCACTATCTCTCCCAAGAGGGGTAACAATCCGTCAGCATAAAACCGGTGCCACGCTGGTCATCACCTTCACGTATAAAGGGGTTCTCTGTCGGGAACCCCTATCCCGGATGGACGCCAACGCGCGCGGTATAAAATATGCCGAGCGCCTGCTGGGAGAGATACAAAACCAGATCAGCAGCGGCGAGTTCGATTATTCGAAATATTTCCCAAACTCCAAAAAGCTGGAGCTTTTCGGGGTAGTGAAGAAAACCAAAAATATAAAGTCTTACCTGAACGAGTACTTGAAAATCTGCCAGAACCGCAACCTGTCCCCGTCGACTATCAACGGTTATGAAAAATGCCTGTCGGCGCTGTCAGCTCTGCATAAACTCCACGTGTCAGAACTGACGCCTGCCGTGCTGAAAAACTGGATAGCCAGCCGGAAAACAAAGCTGAAAACGACCCGGAATAACCTTTCGTTTCTGCGCAGCGCCATAGATGAAGCGGTGACAGACGGCCTGCTGACTATCAACCCAGTAACCCTTGTCAGCGCGAGCCGGTACCACGTGATCGACAGCAGCCCGAGCGCCGACGATTACGAGGTTGACCCATTCACGCCAGCGGAAACCCTCGCTATTTACAAGAGCTGCAGGTACCCGGAATGGGAAAACCTGTTCCGCTTTGCTTTCAATACCGGTTTGCGGAGCTCCGAACTGTGCGCTCTGCGCTGGCCCGATCTCGACACCATAGCGAACACAGCCCACGTACAAGCGGCCAGTGTAGTTGGGGTACTCAAAGGCACCAAGACAAAAGCCGGTACCCGCAAGGTGGAACTGAACAGGGAGGCGCTGGCAGCCCTGCAGGCACAGAAACAATTTACGTTTATGAAAAGTGAGTTCATATTCAGCGATCCGAAAACGGGAGAACCCTGGGCGAACGCCGATGCGATCCGTAAAAAAGCATGGGTGCCGACCCTGAAAAAAGCTGGCGTGCGCTATCGTAACCCGTACCAGACGCGGCACACATTCGCCACCAAGCATATTAGTCAGGGCGTTAACCTCTTCTGGCTTGCCGGGCAGATGGGCCATAAAGGGCCGGAAATGTTATTCCGAAATTACGGTAAATACCTGGCTGAGTATGACGGCAGTACCAGTGTAAGGAGAAAAGGCTCATAAGAGCCTTTATCTTAATTCGTTATGCCAATTTTCCATTTCGCTATACTTCCGAGATACCATTTGAATGAACGTCTCTTGTTTAGCTGGAGGGTGGTAAAACTGGAAGGTTTCATGCAGAGCATGAACAACTTGCATACAAGCGCTCACGATTTCCTGAGACCTTATAGTGCGGAGTTCAGAGTCGAGCTGATAAGCAGTCTCACAGTCCAGAGTTGTTTTTTCCATTACTGTTGAGAGCAAATTGTCAGGAATAGATAGTCCACGGAGATCCAATACTTCTGAGAGCTTTGCGATCTGCTGAGCCTTAGCCAGGACGTTAAACAGATAAATTGAGGACTGATTTATCTTCATCACCCTTTCTTTGTTCTGCTGTTCTAGATCTAAGCAATGATCAATTGGTGATGATTTATTAAGCCAGAAGTCAATAGAAAGATCAGAAATTTCAATCACTAACTTCGATACTGAATCGATTATGGCCTTGGACTCTGACCGGGTAGCGAGCCTTTTCGAATTGTTATAAGCAACTCGCCACCCGAGAAGAGCGATGCAAAGACCTATAAAGGTTATGCACCACGAGTACTGTCCGATTTGGGCAAAGAATGACTCAGATTTTTCTGCATGTTGTTCAATTTGAACAAAAATTATCTTTGGTGATGCTGTGATCAACTCTTACCCTTATGCTCGTTCCGGCTGAGCCATATCGATAAATTTTTCTATTTGCTCTTTGTAAAACGGCACATCACTCTTGATTACGAGCCGAGCTTTGATGTTTGCTTTTGGCAACCCTTCTTTCCGGATTAATCCTCCGAAAGCCTCTTCGAGGAAGGAGGAACCTACCCCCAAAGCTATGCCACGGAAGTCGACAATGACTTCCTTTTCTTCACCTTTCAGAGCTGGAACCAGAAAATCCCTGCGGAAACGCTCAGCACTGTTGGGACTGTCTGTAGTATAGCGTCCGAATGGTGTTCTGGAGAACTCCTTCGCAATGACGATGTTTCTCATAAAATCATCTCCTGGGAACCAGCGACCACTGTAGTAAAGTTCCTGGTATGTATTCAGTAAGTCTCTCACACCGAGGACAGCTGTCATTAGAATTATAGTTGTATCGAGCATGTCCAGTTAGGATTAGTAGTGTCTCATCATCTACACAACCAACGCCAATCGGCCGTTTGATATCTTCTGAACCGTTGCCACGGCCCGAGCCAACAAAACGAGATTCACCAACCAGCATAGCTCTTTCTACAGAAGATACTTCGTTTTGAGTGCTAAGACCATCATCATCAGGCATGAAACTCTTAAAAATCCCCAAGCCAAGGTCACATACAATGAAAACAACGCGGTTTTCTTCTGGATTGAACCAGGCACATTGCCACCAGCGTTTACCTTTCAACAGAAGCAAATCATCTTTGAAAGCATCATCTTCATACGCATGGTGAGAGACATTAAGCAAAGCCTCACTGATAGCTGTTAGCAACAAATCCAACTGTTCATCATTTAAGACAGCTTTCCTTTGCAGCATGGTTACAGTTTCAACAATATGCTCAAAAGGTTCGACAGCAGACTGAAAAAAACGTTCCTCGCGGGTAAGAGCCTGAAGCTTTTCATCAGTCCCGGCCAGCAATGCTCGCGAGAGACCCGTACTTACGATCCAGCGGTGCCCCTGAAGATTCTTCTCCTTTTTTGGCCACTTGAAGCGTATTAAGTGAGGGTCTCCTGTTAGCAACTGTGCTCGATTAACTACCGCAAAAAACAGCAACGATGCCGCAGCAGATGCAAATCTTACCTTGGATAAATCGATCTCAAGTTTACGACCATGCTTGACCCCCATCGTCTCAATGAAATTGAGAAACTGAAGAGTACCTGGTCGGTATTCGTCAGAATAAATACATATTTCAGCAGGTGGGGCAAGTACAGTCAT